TTGGACATCCAGAGGAACGAGCCCGTCTTTACGGAGAATTCATACAAAGATCTGGTATGGTTTATCCTATGTGGGATAATACAAAACATTTGATCAAACCTTTTAATATTCCTTATGAGTGGCGTAGGATAGCTTCAATAGATCCTGCTGCAACTGGTGTTACAGCTTGTATATGGGCAGCAATAAGTCCTCGTAACGATGTATATTTTTATCGTGAATATTACAATTCAAATCTAATCGTTTCAGAGCATGCTAAAAATATTTTAGCTCGAAACGGTGGAGATAAAATAGACACTTGGCTCATCGATCCATTTTGGGCTTCTGCCAGAAATGCAGAATCCCATAAACAAGGATCGCAATTATTTCGGGAGGCTGGAATTCCTGTTAGATTAGCTAATCGTGAAGCTGATTTCGCATTAAATGTAATGCGAGAATATCTTAATGCTTCTCTTGACAGTTCTGCTCGGCATCCTAAACTTTTTATTTTTAATACTCTTCAAGCTTTCAGAACTGAAATTGAAGGTTATGTTTGGGACTTTTATGGTAAAGGCAATAACAAAGGTCAAAGTAAGGACAAGCCGCTTAAAAGAGCAGATCATTTAATGAACAGTTCCCAATACTTATTGGCATTGCGTCCTAAAGCAAAATCTAATAGTTTTAACATAGTTCGTAATCCGAATAACTCTTATACCTAATGCCTTATAAAAATAAAGAAGATCGCATAAAATGGCATAAAAACTATAGGGACACAACTGAGTATCGTAGAGATCAAGCAATTAGCAAAAGAAAAAAGATTGCTGCTATGAAGCTAGAAGTTTTTACTCACTATGGAAATAAATGTGCTCATTGTGGTTTTTCAGATATAAGAGCCTTACAAATGGATCATATTGATGGAAACGGGATGAAAGATCGAAAAGAGAACGGTATGGGCTGTTCTCATATGAGATATTCAAAAGTTCTTAAAGATAGAACATTGCTAGAAAAATTTCAATTACTTTGTGCAAATTGTAATTGGATTAAAAGAGCAGAAAATAAAGAGCATAAAGCTTTGAAATATACATAAGATTAGCCTTCCGGGGGCTATATAACGGGGAATAGAGGCCACCAGGCCGATAACCCCTCCCTTGTACAAGGGAAACTTTTCATGAGAAGGTAATACAATACAATGGCAATTACAGCCGCAAGCGCGGTATATCGGACTGGTGGTCCTACTAAGAGTGGTCAGATTCTTGCAAACAATGAAGGCTCTGCTACGGAAACAGCATTTCTTGGTACGGCAACTTTTATCTTGGATGGCACATCTACTTCCGCCATTCTTAATTTTATTGATGGAACGCAGACACTTCAGAATATTGTTGGTACGAATGCACCTGTGAACTTTACGGGTGTAGTTGCCAATGTTATTGGTGGAACGCAGCCTGCTGCTGCTTTCATTGGAGTATCTACGGATACCGTTACTACGACAGGTGTTACAGTACGTTTTAGTATTGCAGGGACTGCGGCTAATACGGTTATTGTTGCATTCTTCGCAATTAAGTAAGGAGTTTAAATGAGCTTATTTACACAGGAAACTCCTCAGCTTGGTCTGGGTACTACGGTTGGTGGTTATAAAGTTCAGTATCTGGAACCCGTTAATTTGATGGTTTCAGCTACGTCTACCAGTCAGTCTGTTTTTATTGTTCCTAATCTTTATGTGGCGGGTGGTACTGCGGTATCTCCTTCATATAAACTTGTTGAAGTTAATGTAGTGTTTGGTACTGCTGGTGGTGCAGCGGCTGGGGTTACGGTTGAACATTTGACTGGAACTCAGGCTTCTGGTGCTGGTACAGCATTGCTTTCTGCTACGATTCCTCTTACAGGAGCAGCTAATACTGTTCTTTCTGGAGTGAATAGTACAACACTCACTGCGGCACAGGCAACTTTTGCTCCGGGTGATCGTCTTGGAGTTGTTCTTTCAGGTACTTTGACAGGCTTGGCAAATTGCTATATCCAGGTACTTTTGGCGATTGCTTAATGTATTTGTTTCTCGTTGTATTGTTGGTTGCGTTAGCAAGTTATGATGCTGTTTTTACGATTGACCATCTTAAGAAATTTCCGATAGCATCAGAATTGAATACAGCAATACGATTCCTAACACAGCGGTTTGGTATTATCAAAGGAACCTTGATTGGTATCTTAGGGCCAACCGCTGTGATAGGCTTAATTGGATTAAAATTTCCTTATTTTTTAACCTTTGTTGTAGGTATGAGAACAACACTTTTTAGTTTTCAGCTTTTTAGAAAGCACGGAATATCTTCAGATGGCGTTTAGCGAGAAAGAAAAACAGGATATATTAGCGCAAGCGCTTGATCCTAATAAAGTTTATTTGTATTGTGCAGGACATAGTTATTTTGGTCCTAGTAAATCTGGGAAACCGATTCGTCCGGCCAATGGATGTGCTAAATGTTGGGAAGTTTATTACTGGCATGATTTGGCAAGTGCGCCTCCGCATATGCGTGAACAGCGTCTTTCTGAACTTGAGGAAGTACTTAGTAATATGGTGCAGATGATTAATGCAGGGACTTGGGATTTTGTCCCATATGAACATGCACAGATTGAGATTACACAGGAGTAATTTTGGCAACGCTACAGTTTTACGCTATTCCGCCAAGCGGAGATAACACGCAAGTAATTGGAGCGGGTTCGCAAATTGTTCCTGCGACGACTGCTGGAACTCCTATTACAATTGGCCATAATGTTTTGGTTCGTCTAGTTGCTTCTGCTGCAATGAATATTCGTTTTGGCAAAACAGGAGTAACTTCAGCAGGGGCTACAGATATTTATCTGGCTCCTAATGTTCCTGAAATCTGGGATATGGGTCGTTATAACGAAGTAATTGTTCCTTGGGGTGGCGCTGCTGGAGCGACTCTTTACTGGAACATTGTAAGCAAGGCTTAATTTTAAATGATATCTCCGGGCGCTACGCCAACTACGAACGACCCAAAAGATAAAGCTTTACGATTCCTACGACGCTCCTTGGATTACAGGAGACAGTACGATCAGCGTCGCGCTACGTTTTATCGCCAATACATTGGCCAGCGCGATGCAATGAAATTCCCAGATAATGTCACCGCACGTGCCAATACTTTTGTTCCGTATCCTCTATCGAACGTAGAAACCGTTGTTTCTCGGGTAATGGATGCGTTTTTCAGTTTTGAACCGTGGTTTGACATAACAGGACTTACTTCTCAGGATGATCACGCAGCTCAAGCAATTTCGCTTGTACTTGGGAAGAAACTTAAAGAATGCCATTTTCAAGATGCTTTTGAAGCTCTTGTTCGTAATATTGCAATTTATGGCCACGCAGGGATTAAAGTAGATTGGAACTGGGATTTTAAAGTTCTTACAAAGCCTGTTCCTGTTTATGCCCAAGATGCACTAGGTCAACCAGTACTAGATCCGAATACTGGACAGCCTATTGTATTGAGTTATAAGCCCCAGACTTTCAAAGTTCCAATGGCTTGTCCTCGTATTACCCCTATTGATGTGTACGATCTAATGGTAGATCCGGATGGGGGAATTGTAGCGCAGCTTACTGAGCGGACTTTCATCGAACTCAAGCGAGAAGCAGAAGCTTATCTTGAAGCAACGGGCAAACCGCTTTATGATATGAAAGTTCTCAGTGAACTCGAGAATACGATCATAACCCAATATCCAACAGAATATGATACGATTATAATTCGACTTGCTGAGCTTTGGAATGTTTATGATGGAACTTGTACAGTAATAACTTTTGGAGAGGATTCAGAAGCCCTTGCTTGGAAAGATCTTAGAGCGTCTTATAGAGCGACAGCTTATTCGCCTTATAAAAGAAAAGTTTACGCGGGTCCGGCGAAGGCGCTTTGGTATGGTCCAAATCAGTTCGATCATAAGCGAAATCCTATTCTTCATACAAGTTATATTAAGTTGCCTCATGAGATTTATGGATTGGGCGCAATCGAAATTATTACGGATCTTACAGAATCATTAAATAAGTTCGTGAATATGGTTACGGATAATTGGAATCTAGGCATCAATAGACGTTTTGCTTATGATCTGAATGCGGATATTGACCACGAGGCTCTGAACCAATTCAATGTTCCAGGTGGTAAAGTTCCGGTTAACGGCGATCCGAATAAGGTAATTGCTCCGCTTCCTTTGTTTACTCCAAATCAAGGTGATTATGCAATCCTTGATCTCTATAAAGGAATGATTGAACAGAGTTCTGGTATCAGTGATTTCTACGGTAAGGGAGTTGGTTCTCCTACTGGAAATAAAACTGCAACTGGTATTAGTTCTATCATTAGTGAGAGTAACTTCCGTTTTAAGATGTTCATTCGAAATTTGGAAATGGACATCCTTCAGCCTCTTCTTGCTATGTGCGTATCGATGATTCAGCAATTCATGACTAATGAAGAAGAAGTTGCAATGACACATCAGCCACCTAGTTTTCCGAAGTGGCAGATGATTGATCCAAGCGAGATTATTGGTAACTTTGAATTCAACCTTGTAGCTGCGAACTATGTTGATAGTAAAGAGATTCGTCAGCGTAACTTGATGGCTTTTGAGAATATCGCACAGCAGTCTCCCTATTGGAAACAAGGTGAGGGATTACGTGAACTTGGTAAGGTTATGGAGATCAGAAATATCAATGATCTTCTGAAGACGGATCAAGAAGTTGCGATAGAACAAGAACAGCAACAGCAGCAACAGCAG